AACTAATTTGGAGGAGGGCGATGAGGTCGAGGCCCATTGCATACCAAATTACTCAGACAAACGAGACGATATACCTTGGCGTTGTATCAAATGCTTCGACGAGGAATAACTTGCAAATAGATTATTGCTGCTGTATAAGTTCGATACAAACACACTACAACTGGAGGGGACTATGCCTCGTAAAAAATTAAATGAAAAAGATAAGGTACAATTTCAGAACGTTGGTCTGCTCAAAGAGGATCATGACATGCTTCGAACTTTAGCGGAGCGGGAGCAAAGGTCCATGGCTCGACAACTCTCTGTGATAATTCGGAAAGCTGTTGCCGAACAGCAAGCTGCATGATAGAATAGTAGACACTGCTCGAGTAAGCGCACTGCCTGTGGCTTACCTCGGATAACTAGACCCTGACTGGTTAGGTTTCGCACTGCAACGTTGGGGTCATTTTTTTTTCTTGTTAGATTTTTTGTAGCCTCGCACCTGGGCAGCGGTCATGCGTGACCATCCTCGAGAGAAGGCTTTAGCTACATCTGGATCAAGTCCGGTTAGTTCTGCGATCTCTTTTGCTGCGGTTTGTTCGGAAGCGTAGCCAACGCTACGCTCCTCGAGGATCTTGGTTATATCTTTGGGGTCAATGTCAGCCATTCTCTAGCCTCTTCACCTAATACTTTTGCACCTATGTCTATCTTTGATTGAAGGGACTTGACAATACGCTCGTCGATTGTGCCTTCAGATATTAGATCAACGTAGGTTACGTTATTCTTTTGTCCAATCCTGTGAGCACGATCCTCAGACTGTGCCCGTGTTTCGAGATTGAAGTCATTGGCATAGTATATCACGAGATTAGCTTCAGTCAAAGTCAGTCCGTATCCTGCGGTGGATGGATTACCTACGAAGAACTTTAGGTGCTCACTGTTTTGAAAATCATAGACAGCCCTTTGTCTTTCGTCGTCGGACGTATCACCGTAGTATGAAGCGGCACATCCTTGCCCGAAAGTTTCGTTCAGCATCTTGGTGATCTGTTGGATGTCGTATCGAAAGCGTGACCAGATGATTGCTTTACCATCGTGTTCTTCGAGGATCTCCTTCAATGCATCCATGCGTTTCGAATCAAAGTATACTGTATCACCTTCGTCAGTCTTGAGATGTCCCGATAGGATCTGTTGCAACCGGAGCATCTGGGTGATGACGGCAGGAGCCGTGGACAGTTCACCATCGTCCAACATAACGAGAGCGTGTTGCTTGATTGAGTTGTACATATCGCGTTGTTCTTTGGTCAGACCAACGTATCGCACGGTATAGATCTTGTCCGGTAGATCCAGACAGTCTTGTTTCAATACACGATAGGAGAACTGATCTATCTTGAACGTCAGTTCGTCAAGGTTTCGAAAGCCTACGATCTGTTGGAAAGCGTGGCTACCCATGGTCTTTCTTTGCACCACTGCGTATCTGCCTTGGAAAGCGTAGAAGGAATCGTAACCCAGGAGACCGGGTCTTAGGAACTCACATTGCGAATACAGATCCATAGGGCTTTTAGTTACAGGAGAACCCGTCAGTAATCTTTTGTACTTGAAAGCAGAAGCTATCTTCATTAGTGCTTTGGTACGTTTGGCTTTATGGTTCTTGATCGTTGTTGATTCGTCGATAGCAATCAATCCATTTCGTCCAAACGTACGACCCATCCATTCCCCTGCGGTTCTACCTTTGACCGAGGAAAAAGATTCGACGTTCATTACAAAGATTGTAAGTCCCTCGAATGCCTCACCAACGGATCTCATCTCTGCTTGTTGGGTTTTGTTTGGTGATGCTACCCATCGGATTACTCGATGTGGTATGTCGTCTGACATATGCTCTGGTATTTCTTTGGAGGTCCAGTTCCTGTACACACCCTTTGGAGCGATGATCAAAGCAAAGTTTATCTCCCCTTCTTGATACAACATACCTAAGTTGTCGATCAGCACTTTTGATTTACCAGTCCCCATCTCCATGAACAGTCCGAACTCTGGTCTTTGCCACCCACGTTCGAGTGCCGTGATCTGGTGGTCAAATGGTTTTATTTTAAATTTGTAGTTGACAGTCATCATATATCTCCACTATTGTCCTCTATGTGGATAGCACGAGGCTACCATATAAATCAACCCTGAAGAGGAAAAACTTATGAACGATATATTTGAAGACATGTTTGACGAATCGACAGCCTTGTCGTCAGTCGATACTGGAACCGGAAAACAATTAAGTCAACTGGTTCAAAATCTCCGCAACGTCGAGAATCAAATCGAGGATGCAGAGAACCACGTAAAGGCACTGAAGCAAGAGAAGCATAGGCTCTCTGTAGAAAACATTCCTGCACTCATGGATGAAATGGGGGTAGAGCGTCTCGACGTAGACGGTCTTACTGTTGAGCGCAAGATGATTGTCAGTGCTTCGATCCCGAAGGATCGTAAAGACGAAGCCTATTCATGGCTGCGTGAGAATGGATGCGATGATATTATAAAGAACGATGTCACCTGTTCATTCGGCAAGGGTCAAGATAACAGCGCAAAGAATGTGATTGCTATCTTACAAGATGCAGGATTCGACCCTGCAACCAAGACCCATGTACATCCATCCACACTCAAAGCTTTTGTAAGGGAGAGAGTAACGGATGGTAAACCTATTGACCTCGATATGTTCGGGGCATTCATTTCAAATGCAGCACAGTTACGGAGGAAATAAAGATGGCTAATGCAGTTGCAAATAAAAAAGAGACCGCAGTTTCTACCGATGTCATGGATGACATCTTTGAATTTGCGGGGGAAGGCGCAGCATATGATAGTTCGGAGATGCAGATCCCGTTCGTTCGTATCCTGCAAGCTATGTCACCACAGTTAAAGAAGCGTGAGGCTGAGTACATTGATGGCTCAGAGCAGGGCGATATGTTTAACACTGTGACTAAGCAACATTGGACAGGGGATAATGGTGTTTCAATTGTCCCATGTTATCAGACTACCAAGTACCTAGAGTTCACACCTCGTGAACAAGGCGGTGGGTTTCGTGGGGAGATTGCCGCGACTGATCCAGTTCTGACAAAGACCGAGCGTCAAGGCGCGAAAGAAATCCTACCAAGCGGAAACGAATTGGTAAAATCAGATCAGCATTACTGCTTGATTGTGGATGACGAGGGTTCTTTTCAACCTGTTGTGGTGGATATGAAGTCTAGCCAGTTGAAGGTCAGCCGTCGTTGGAAGACACAGATTGCGATGCAAAAAGTTAAGCATCCAAAGACTGGTCAGTTGGTTACGCCACCTTTGTTTGGTACTCAGTGGAAGTTTACCACTGTCGAAGAGTCGAACGACCAAGGTACGTGGTTCAACTACGCTATCGAAAAGATCGGTTTGTTAGAGAACCGAGAACTACTGCTTGAGGCTAAGTCATTTCGTGACAGTGTAGCCGCAGGTGAAGTGAAAGCTGCGCCAGAGGATCATGGAGACTCCACCTCTAGTTCTTCTGATAACGACGGAGAAGAAATACCGTTTTAAGCAGCCTTGGGAGAGTGAGGTAGTCCACTTGCTCTCCCTTTATTTCACAGGAGCAGTAAATGTCACAAGCAAAAAGATTGCTTGCTGCCTATATGGGTGCAGCAGCGGCACATGGAACGACTACCGTTGGTCGAGTGGGACGTGACGGTAAGGCCGAAGGCAAGAGTAGGATCGTTCGGGAGCCACTGACTGAGGAGATTGTGCAAGGGCACATCGACGGCAAGCAAGGTGTCGGGGCCATCCCGATTAACGAAGATAACATGTGTAAGTTCGGGGCCATCGATGTAGATGTCTACGATCTAAACCACAAAGAATTACAGGAGAAGATCTGCAAGTTGGATCTCCCCTTACTACACTGCCGATCTAAATCGGGGGGTGCACATTTGTATGTGTTCCTAAAAGACTGGGAACCTGCTGCTGTAGCTAGAGAGTATCTAACAGAGATGGCAATACTCTTGGGCCACAGTGGATGTGAGATATTCCCGAAGCAAGACAAGATCATAGCCGAGCGTGGAGATGTTGGTAACTTTATTAACATGCCATACTTTGATGCTGAGATGCCACAAAGGTTTTGCTACAATAAGAAAATAGAAGCGATGGAGTTGGATGAGTTCCTGACAGAGATAGACAACAAGAGTGTGAACCTATCTGACTTGGAGGCTATACGTGCTACTCAATCTGTAAGAAAACATTTCGAAGATGGGCCTCCATGTTTACGACACATCTTTGCAGATGGCCCACAGTCAGCACCAAGGAACAAGCTTTTGTTTTTTATGGGTGTGTACTGCAAGAAGAAGTTTCCCGACAGTTGGCAAGCGGCTCTGGAGGAATACAACCGCACATTATTCTCTCCGCCCCTTCCATCCTCAGAGGTGCAGACCGTAATCAAACAGCATGAGAAGAAAGACTGGGGGTACACTTGTAAGGAAGAACCGTTCAAGTCGTACTGCGATCCATCTATGTGTGTACTGGCTAATTTCGGTATAGGTCAGGATGCACCGGATGCACCACAGGTTGGTGGTCTAACGATCATGTTGTCTGAACCACGTTTGTATTTCATGGATGTGAACGGCACACGGATACAGCTTTCAACAGAGCAGTTGCAGAACCAAATGCTTTGGCAACGTGCTTGTATGGAGCAATGTATGTTCATGCCTTCGACTACGAAACAACAGAAGTGGCAGCAGATGGTCAATGGTTTGATGAGCCAGGCAACGTATATCGATGTGCCAGATGAACTTACTATATCGGGACAATTCAAGGATCTGCTCGAGACATACTGCACAAGTAACATCAGAGCCATGGCACCGGAAGAGATTCTAATGAACAAGCCTTGGACAGATGCAGGAACCACCAAGTTTAAACTGGAAGGACTACTAGAGTTCTTACACAACAGACGGTTTAACATTACAAGTCGGGGACAGATAACCCAGATGATACGAGACTTGGGAGGAGACTCAACAAAACAAAACATAGTTAAGCGTGGGCCAAAGGGTGAAGTAAGAACAAACGTGCGTTGTTGGTTTGTCCCTGCGTTTGAAGAGGAAGAAATAGAATTACCTGTAAAGGAGTATAGCAATGAAATCCCATTCTAATCGACTGCTGCGAGTGGGTGAGGTCGCCGAGATGTTAGGCGTATCGAAATCCTACATATATAAATTATCGCAGACCGGAGACTTTCCGAAACCTATTGTCTTGGGAGACGAGACAAACAAAAGATCCTCGAGCCGTTGGGTTCTGACAGAGATTGAGGACTGGGTTAACACCAGACCAAGGGGAAAAGAATATGATACCGAAAGCTAAATTAATATTGGGGCCACCTGGTTGTGGTAAGACCTACCGTTTGATTGAGGAGATCCGTGGTGCGTTGGACCGAGGCACAAGTCCTTCTCGCATTGGAGTTATATCTTTTACACGTAAGGCTATTGAGGAGATGGTGGGCCGTGCTTGCGCTGAGTTTCAGTTGGAGCCAAAAGACTTTCCGTTTATGAGAACGAGCCACTCGTTTGGATTCAGGGGTTTGGGTTTACAGGTAACGGACATCATGAACAAGGAAGACTACGACAACGTGGGCCGTGATGTAGGGCTGACGTTCGAAGGTAGGATGTCGAATGCACTTGATGATGGTTTAGCAGTGCCGTCGATTGGAGGATCGGGAGCCGACTACCTACAGATGGTGGGCCGTGCGCGTTTACGCATGGTAACTTTGGATCAAGAGTACAATGAAGCGTCTGATAGATCCCTTCACTACCCCAAGTTGGTGCAGTTACACAATCAGATTGAGGAATACAAACGATCCACAAACAAGTTTGACTATGTGGACATGATCGACAAGTACATTCAGGTCGGGGAGCCACCGAGTTTGGACTATCTGTTTGTTGATGAGGCTCAAGACTTTACCCCAATGCAGTGGGAGATGGTGTCGAAGATAGCGGACCATGCTGATCAGGTGTTTATTGCAGGGGACGATGACCAAGCGATCCACCGATGGACAGGGGTAGACGTGCAACTCTTTAACAAATGTACAGATAACATAGAAGTGTTGGATCAATCGTACAGAATCCCAAGTTCTGTGCATAACCTAGCGAAGATTGTTGCGAACAGGATTGATGATCGGCATTTGAAAGTATTCAAACCTCGGGAAGAAGAGGGACTTGTCGAGTGGATATACCATCTCGAGGATGCACCCCTGCACGAAGGGTCGTGGACTTTGATGGCTCGAACCAATGGGTTCGTCCATGACATGGCAAAGAAAATAAAGGAGATGGGATTTAAGTTTTCTATCAAGGGTAGGCCGAGCATCTCAAACAAACTGGTTTCTAATCTGTTTACATGGAGTGATCTGTGTCAGGACAAGAAGGTGGGGCTACAAAGGATCAAGGATCTGTATTCGTCTGTACCCAAGCAGGGCCAGAACGCAGTGGTTAAACGTGGGTTTACACAGAGGTTAGATGTGTTGGCTCCTGATGCGGAGTTAACGATGGAGGAGTTGCAAAAGGAATATGGTCTATTGGTAGGAGCAGAGCATAGTGGATACGAAGTCCTACGTGTTGGATCAGTGGAGCAAGATTACATTGCAGCTATGGCAAGACGCGGAGATGACTTACTGTCGGAACCTAGAATCAATCTGTCTACTTTTCATGCCATGAAGGGTGGTGAGGATGACAACTGTTTGGTGTATCTAGGAACGACCAAAGCATGCAGCGAAAGCGATTACCCCGACGATGAGCATCGAGCGTTCTACGTCGGCATAACCAGAGCAAGACATTGTCTCTACTTACTACAAGCAAAAACAAATTACAGGTACACGATATGAAACGTGATGAAGTGTTGGATACAGCAAAGGAATTAATCAATGGACAGAGGGCCAAGGACTACGGTGATGCACACGACAACCATAGTAGAATTGCTTCGGGGTGGAACATCATCGTAGATGGGGCAATGGAGAGTCATGGACACCTGACCGCCTCGCATGTGGCGTTGATGATGGACTGGGTAAAGAGTGCGAGACTTGTCGAGAACATCAATCATCAGGATTCATGGGTAGACAAGTGTGGGTACTCGGCTCTTGGAGCAGAGCACAGTGGCAGGGGGGACGACAAACCTTCTATCTTACTGCCTCGGCACGAAGAAATATTAGCTAGAGTGGAAACGAAGAATGCAAAGTAATTTATTTGGCAGTGCATTACACCACCAGATCAAAGGGGAACTAGATCTAATAGATCAGGACTGGAACATACCGCCAGAGTATCCAGACCTGACAGGCTACAAAGATGTGGCTGTAGATCTTGAGACCTACGATCCTAACATAAAAACACTGGGGCCAGGTTGGGCACGTAAGGACGGTCACATCATTGGCATAGCTGTGGCAGCAGGAGAATACAAAGGGTACTTCCCTATCCGCCATGAGAACTCACACAATCTAGATCCGAAGTTCACACTCAAGTGGCTGAAGAAACAGATGGCTGTGCCTGACATGAACGTGATCATGCACAATGCAACCTACGATGCAGGTTGGATGAGGGCCGAGGGCATAGAGATACAGGGCAGGATCATTGACACGATGATTACTGGCGCATTGGTAGACGAGAACCGTTGGTCCTTTGGGCTAGATGCAATGGCTCGAGACTTCGTGCAGCTTCGAAAGAATGAAAGGCTTCTACAGGCAGCAGCCAAGGAGTGGGGCGTAGATCCAAAGGCAGAGATGTACAAGCTACCACCCAAGTATGTTGGAGCCTATGCAGAACAGGATGCGGTTGCTACGCTTAAACTATGGGATGCGCTGAAGGTACAACTCGAGGAGCAAGAACTCTGGCACATCTGGAATGTAGAGACAGATCTTATACGCTGCATGTTAGACATGAGAACCAACGGTGTGCGTGTGGATCTCGACAAGGCAGACAAGAACAAGAAGTTAATTCGCGCCAAGACCAAGGAGCTACGTTCGTTTATCGAAAAGGAAGCAGGGATGAAGGTAGACATCTGGGCCTCTGCTTCTATCCAAAAGATGTTTGATAAGATGGATATGGAATACCTGACCACAGAAAAGGGTGCACCATCGTTTACCAAATCGTTTTTGATCGATCACCCATCGAAGGTCTGTCAGGCTTTGGTTAAACTACGTGAGTTTGATAAGGCAGACTCTACGTTTATCGATAGCATACTGCGCCACGAGCACAACGGACGGATACATACAGAGTTACACTCCACACGAAGGGACGAAGGGGGCACGGTCACTGGTAGATTTTCATCTTCCAACCCAAACTTACAGCAAATTCCTGCGCGAGATCCCGACATCAAGAAGATGATTCGTGGTTTGTTTATACCGGAGGACGGTTGCCAGTGGGGATCATTTGATTACTCGAGCCAAGAGCCGAGGTTACTGGTGCACTTTGCAGCGTCCGTACCTACACACCTACGCCATGCTGTGGTTGATAACATCGTGGATGAGTTCAACACAGGGGACGTGGATCTCCATCAGATGGTGGCAGATCTGGCAGGGATTACGAGAAAGCAAGCGAAAACCGTGAACCTTGGGATTATGTACGGCATGGGCGTAGCAAAGTTAGCAGATCAGCTTGGCATACCTGCGGATGATGCGAAGAGTTTGATCAGACAACACAGGGACAAGGTGCCGTTTGTTAAAGGACTGGCTGACTTAGCTACCAAACAGGCATCAGCCAACGGTCAGATACGCACTCTACTGGGCCGTAAGTGCAGGTTTCACCTTTGGGAACCTGTCACGTTCGGAGTAGGCAAACCCCTACCTCACGACGAAGCACAGAAGGAATACGGAAAACAGATTAGACGGGCCTTTACTTACAAGGCACTGAACAGATTGATCCAAGGATCAGCAGCCGACCAAACTAAGAAGGCGATGCTTGATTGTTACAACGAGGGACTTATTCCTATGCTCACGGTTCATGATGAGTTATGCTTTAACATAGAGAACCAAGATCAGGTAGGAAAGATTAAAGAGATTATGGAAACAGGGGTGCCACTCAAGGTCCCTTCCAGAATTGACGTAGATATTAAACCAGATTGGGGAGAAGTAGAATGATTGAACCAGATATGAAAACACTTGGACTGAGGGACATGCATCCAATGCAGGTCGAATCACTCATGGACTTTGTGGGTTGGGCCATTGACCTAGCCGCATTGGTCGGTGATGAAGATCTCCTAAAGGAAACAGAGGGATCGGCTGACGAACTGGTTAGGATGTTCGGGGGCAAAGGCGTTAGGATTGAGATCGAAAGTTAGTCTGTAGAGCCTTGAGAAATCAGGAGGTCAGCTAACGCTGTCGCAGGGTTACTTGCTGTACCTAATATAGTCCTTTGTTTCTCTTGAGCTTGTTTTGGAGTCTTTGGTTTAACCTGCGTGGTAGAAATTACAGGTTGTATGCTAGGCGCAGTCATCTCAGATGACGTGCCTGGATCAATAATTTCGAATTGTGGCTCCTGAGATGGTGCACCTGGATCAATAATTTCGAATTGTGGTTCTTGATTTTCTTTTTCTACGGTGGGTTCTTCGTCTCTAAAGAAACTTCTGTCCATAGCTTGGGTCATCATATCTGTGATTTCGTTCCAAGGAACTTCATCCAGAGTTCCGTTTATCGCCATGTTGTCTAGAACGGACTTACTAACCTCAAAGGGTTCGTATATTCCAACGGACAAAGCATCTACACCACTTACGTTTGCTTCTTTTAGAATCCGCATTATTTCAGAATCGTCTAATCCTAAACTTTCAACATCTTTCATGGTGTTGTAAAATCTATTGTATGCTCTGAACCTTGCGTCGTCTGCGTCCTTGTATGCCTCTAGCAATTGTTCTTTTGTTACGTTAGGACGACGAGCCAAAGAGTTGAATATGTTTGAAGCATCCTGCCTCGACTTTGCAAACTCGTACCCTTTGTATTTCAAACCCTGACTAGCTTGTGAGTCGGACTCTGTAATACCTGTGAAGGCTCTGGCTAATTCTTGAGACAGATCTCTAACACGTCCCATTCGATCTTCTTCTTTTATACCTAGTGTCTCGTTGAGATTTAAATCGTTTATAAAACCTCGAGCGAAACGGCTAGGCTCAAGCCTTCCACCGCTCTCGTCCAAAGGAACTATAGATGGAAGAAGGGTGTCAGCAATGTGATTAAAAGACTTAGCTAATTTATCTCCAACATTATCTTCAGGGTTGTATATCTTGGCCCCCGTAATAGTTTTACCACCACGACCAACTTGACCTAGAGTCCTCATGAGTGGGTTTTCTGCTTCAGGATCTAGCACATCTCTGAAAGCAGCAAGAGCCATAGATTCTTCTGTGAAGGGGGAGATCATTTCTCCAAGAGAGGCAAACGCTGAGTCAGATACTAATCTTGTGGTTGATTTACCTTCTAGTTCCCCTCGTTGGAAAGAATTTATAGCAGCAATGGCTGTACGTTCTAACATATCGTATGGGTTTGAATAACTAAAGTTTATGTATTTAGGTGTACCATCCTCATGACGCCCTATCGGAATTAAACGAGCATTTTTTTCCCAAGGAGCAGCCAAGGATCTCTGGTATGATTTCATTTCTTCTTTGCTGACTCCAGAGATAGCATAACCTAATCCAGTCAACCCCATGGGTAAAACTGAAAACGTCGTTGCTGCACCTGTCAGCCTACGCAACCCAATCTTTTGAATCTCAACGTTTGCATCTGCAAGTTCATCAATACCTCGAGCAATCGTGTTCATCCCTGTTCGAATGATTTCATACGGAAAGGCTATGAAGTTACCGACAGGGGCACGACGCAATGATTTAATAGCTTCGGGAGCTAAGTTGTAATTTGGCACGTTGTTACGAACGATATCTGCTGCTTCACGTTTAATAAAGTCTTCGATAGGATTAAACGCTGGTCCCTCTTTGACTTTGTTGCCATAGATTACAACCTCGTCCTCACCAATACGCCCACGTCTTGTAATGTCGGGGGATGAAAGAATGTCAGATTTTTTTATCGTATACGCTTTTAATTGTTTACCTGTTCGTAACCTTTCCGAGTAGGTTAGATCAATGTTATATTTTGGATTAAGTGTGTAGGATTGGGGAATGTCGTCCGAAATATCACCGACACGATATACGGTCATTGTCTCTGGTTGATCCGCCAGTGCTCGTTGTGTTAAAGCTGTGACATCTTTTTTTACTGTAGCTAATTCTTTTGGTGTAATCTCTCGACCAAGAACCGCAGATAGGTTATCTAAAGCAGAATCTGCGTCCTCAAAAATATAACGAAGTATATCAAACTGATCACCAGCAGGACCCATCAATAATTCTTGAGTAGTAGGGCTAACATTTGCCGCTTCTAAATTTGCAAAGTACTTTTCCGTAGACACATTTAGTTTAGTTTTTGGAAGCATAATCTCTTTACGTGCAAGATAGTCTGCTCGAGCTTCATCCGACATTTTACCTAAAGCATTGCGTAATTTGTTTTGTTCGAAGACAAAGTTGTATACCTTCCAAATATCATCGCCACCTTGATACAAAGCTTCGGCTTTCTTTGACCATCTTATAACTGGAAGTTCAGAGATCTTTGAGCCAAAACCTTTTGTCACTGCCCCATCTACATCGTCAGCAAAACCAAAGCCCTTACGAACAAGCTCTTGTAGTTCGCGCAACTCAGCCTGACTGTTTACAATACCAAGCCTTTGTAGATCGGCATATTCTTGTGCAAGTTTTTCCGCTGGAAGTCTTCTAAGGTTTTCGTAAACAAGACGAACAGACTCATAAAGGTTTGCGCCTTTACCAATGTTTCCTTGTGCTGCTGCAAACGCAGAAGCTGTGGTAACGTTTCGTATTTGTGTGACAGGAGATAAAATAGTTTTGCCATACTGTGTAAGACCCTTGGTTCTAAGAAAACCAGAGTAAATTGCACGTAGAGAATTACCTATCCAACCTGTGTCTCCCACAACCGTGCGGGTTAAGTCTTGATACACACGTTCTGGTACAGCGAAACCATGCAATGATCCCCAACCAGAAGTATCAAGAGTTTCTTCAACACTCTTGTCTACTCTACTACTACCTTTCCCAGAGCCAAGGACCACGTACCCTTCTTCGTTGAGCGTGTCTTTTGCTGTCTTAGAAAAACCCCCTTCAGGTGGTTTACGAAAGATCTTACCTATACCGTTAGGGGTTTGCTCTGCTATTCTACGAATGTTTGCAAAGTAATTATCCACCGCATTAAACTCTGCCATTCTTGAAACGGTTGCAACATAGTTTTCTAATGGGTTCTTAATCTCACCAAGCAGGGCACGTTGATAATCTTTCAGGTTCTTTCGAGAAATAAACTGATCTGTTTTTAATCTTTGTTCGGCGACACGACTAATACCTTTAACAGGTTTTACATTTGCTTTTTTCTTGTATCCTTCAAGAAAATTATCACGAGCAATACGAGCTTGATTATCGGTTACTTGTCCAAGAAGTTTGAAATCATCAGACAAACCTAGTTCTGCTGTAGTCTTCTTACCACTTTCTGCTATCTTCTGTAGCTCGGTTTGCACCGCGACAGGGTCTTCTCTAAACTTTGACGCTGCTATCTCTAATGTTTTATCGGATGGTTTAAATGCAGGATCTTCAAGTGCCCTATATCTACGAGCTAGATACGACCCAAGGTTTCCCTTGATGGTTTCAGATATAGTCTTCTTGGTTTCTTTTACATAGAAGTCATTGGTCTTAATAAAGTCACTGTCAACAATACGTTGGCTCAACTGATCAAGGTGAGTACGCATTTTAGATACAGGTTGTCGTAAAGCTTTTGGCAAAGACTTTAGGAATTTTGCTTTCTCTGCTCTCACGGGGTCGGTCAAATATTTATCAATGGTATTAAACACATCACTCTTTGTAAGCGCAGTAGAATCTTCTGTGTTCTTGGCAGCTATCTTAACAACCTTATCAATCTCCTGATCTAATTGTGTGGTAAGTTTATTAGCGACACGAACTTCAGCTTCAGTCAATCCAGGAATCAAGGACCGAGAATCCGCAACCTCCTGTGGAAGGATACCTCGGTATCGAAGCGTAGCCAGTGCGTCTGCAATCCCATTTTTAAAAGGGCTTTGTGTCTCTCCCATTCGACGAGCTTCTTCGATCTGGGCAATGGGTCTACCTATTTTTCTACCTGTTGCTTTTGCAACTGATGCCAGTTGAGTAGCTCCGGGTATTTGACCCACCGCTGTAGCACCTTTACCCGCTACTTCACCTACTACACGAAGAGCAAAGGGAGCAGCTACAACTCCTGCGGCACCCTCAAAACCAACTTTGAGTTTGTTTGCCAAACCTTCTATAGCTCTTTCTTCTGCCTCTAAACCAACCAAATCCCCTGTCTTGGTAGGGCCTCCGTCAAAGAAATCTCCTATTGTCATGGTGTCATTGGTTGCAACAACAGCGTCAGCTACGCCAGCGGCGGCAAGTTGCGCTGTAGTCTTACCAAGTCTACCTGCTTTAGCTAAAGCATTGAGTCCACCTACTACACGAGCAGCGGCTACACCTGGAACAACAAACTGAGTTCCTACTTCACCAATAGCACCTGATATACCTTTGGGATCTATACCTAGTCTTGCACGAAAAGACTCAAAGGACTCTACCACATCCTCGTGATAATCAGTTCCTCTAGTTGCGTCAGAAAGCAACGCCCCAAGTTCCACGACACCTTGAACTACTTTCGTACCACCAGAAGCGATGCCTTCAAAAAACTCTTGAGGAACACCTTCGTATTCTTCTGGGTCGTACTCCCCCTCTGGTTTAGTTTCAGGGGTTCCTGGGTCAATGATTTCAAACTTTGGTTCTTCAGATGGAGTTCCTGGGTCAATGATTTCAAACTCTAGTTCTTCAGCCATCTTTAACCTCCTTAACTCTATTGTGAGATTGGATTACCTTCATCATCATTTTCGTAGGTAACTCCACCAAAGGTATAAATAGCATTAGCATTTTTTGGTCGGTTAGCTTCGAAGTAAGACTTAGTTGTCTCCGTTGACTTTGCCCTATCATAACCATACTGCTTTAGTTCTTCGTCTGGATATATGTTCTGGACTCTTTCCAATGCGCTAGTATTTACCCATTGTTTAAGATACGCAGACGCGCCAGGATCTGATCGTTTAAGTCCACCCTCGCTTAAAACACTAGCTGCAAACCTTGGTTCCTTCAACATTTCTGTGTAACTGGTTAAAGCGTTATCGTAAGCATCTATAGGACTCCGGTATTCCCTAGCTCCAGAGCCACCTTTTGCTGCGGCAATATCCCTGCGTAATTGAGCATCTCTTTCTGCGGCTTTTTCTGAGAACACCTGTTCAATAGCCATACTTGTGATTGAATCATCACGTTTACGGTCAGCGGCTCGATCACTTTTCATCACCTTAGATCCCTCAAGCAGTCCGTTGGCAATGTTTGACAGTGCACTAGGGCTTTCACCCGCCGCGATAGCAAAACCTATCATGGCTAGATTGTGCCATTTCTCCTCATCCGCGTCCTTGTCGTCACCTCCAAGGAACTCTTTGAACATGTCTTGATATGCTTTGACCCGCTGTTTCGTGGACATGTTGTCTACGTTCTTGATTCCAAAACCAGACAGAACTGTTTCGGATGTATCTTTGGATCGTTTATCAGGGGAAGAATTAGGATTTGTTGCAATAGCTTCAACTTGAACTAACGCATTAGGTTGCGCTATCCCTGCTTCTCTGTTGGCAGCGGCCTCTTCGTCACCATCGTCACCACCGCTAAATATTTCTTTAAATCTAGTTATAATCGGAGAGACATAAGGTTTTTTGTTTTTTTCTACGTCATTCTTCTTGAGTGAACCAGGTTGATCTATCCCTGCTTCTCTTGCGTCAGCAGTCTCTTCTGCATCGTTTCCTGAAACAGCCTTTTTAATTCTGGTTATAATCGGAGAGACATAAGGTTTCTTCTCTTGCGAAGTTGCCGTTCCCGTTTCTGAAACTGGGGCTGCTTTTTTATAATTACTAAGACCACCAGCAGCAACTATGTTTTTAATATTTAACCCCAACCTACCAACGTCATCCAAAAGAGTCCCAGGTTTATCTTCTATGGTGCTTGGGGATTTTAACTCTCCACTGTCTATCATAGATTGCATTATAGTTTTAGGCGGCAATAGTTGATTAGCCAGTTGAGAATCTAAATCTTCCATTTGATTAGTGGCGATCAATGCTTCTAAAGAAGCGTTGGCTTTTTCTTTGCCCGTTAACCCATCAGCGCGATCCATGATTGATTGTAATGCCATGTCTTGTGTTGTAGACCCCATCTCATTATCTATTGATTCCGTTATAGCTTTCCCTGCTTCTAGCGCAGCGTTGGGGTCTATCTCGTATGTTTCTGAAGGACCAGGTATATTAGCCCCCGGCACAACAGATGATCCAGATTGAATCATATCTGCTAACTGTTTCGCGTTAGGAGTATCCGCTCCTCTGATTTGAACAGGAGCCGCTGAAAGAATACCACCACTTTGATCCATAGTGTATTCTGGAGCAATAGGTTGTTGCGTCAGTGTTTCTTGGACACCGGGTAAAGCGATTATATCTTGAATCAAAGCAGCCTGAACAGTGTTTCTCGGGTCAAGCGGAACTGTACCATCTCGCGGAACAACTCGACCATCAGAATACACATCGTAAATAAAACCTGATTTATTTACGGTCTTTACTTTTTGTGCGGTAGGAGATCCAACCTGTCCACCTGGAGCAAACATTTGCGCTGCTTGCATAAGCTCTGGAGATGATGTCATTATACCGCCCATGTTCGCCAGTCTTTGACGAGCATCCCGATTAGCAAACATTTTGCGGTTCATTACATTCATGTTTAAGTCCTTTACTGAAAGGTTTTACCGAGACTATATAGCCCCATACCGAGACCACCAATCTGTGACAACATGCTAGGATCTGGAGATTGTTGGGATGTAAACGTACTCTGAGACGTTGGCATACCTTGGAATATATCTGAGTAAAATCCAAGTTGTTGATACGGTTGCATGACATTCTGATACTGTGTCTGTCTTGCCGCGTCCAGTTCTCTTTGACGTTGTTGCTGTTCCTGACCACCAATAGAGGAAAGTAGATTGATGTCGTTCATGTTCATGCCTTGGAACGCCTCGCCAAGTTTGGCTTGTTGCATACCCAAGCTACCCAGTCCTTGTGCCGCCGCCTGTGCTCTTTGTAACTGCTGTTGCTGTGCTTGAGCAAATCCTTGCTGTCTTAATCCAGCCGATGTTCGAGCTTGCTGATCTAAGACGTTACGTCCAATCTCCGCTCGTTCAATACCCTCACGAGATCCACCAAAGGCTCCCGCTCCAACGGCACGAGCCGCCGCTTGGTTCTGTTGCATCTGCCCAGCGCGGTTTATGTCCTGCATAGACTGATCAATAACAGCCTGATTATATGGATTCATATACGCCATCGCAGCGTTTGGATCTAACAAGCTCTCTGTTGCGGCAATACCCGCACCTGTGGCTTGCTCACCTGCCTGTAACATAGGCATATATGATCCAATGCCTTGTGTTGCTAAGTTGGTAGCTTGTTGCTGTATAGGTGTACGA